AAATAACAAAGAAAAAATTGAAGAATTATCTAAATGGGTTAACGCACTTTTGGACGAATCTGTTGAAAATAATTACGTAGATATTGATAACGTTATTTACGAAAAATCTTTAACAAAATTGGAAGCGGTTGTTGAATCAAAATTAAAGATTCAGAGAACACTTTCTGAAACAAAAATTGAAGACGTAATCAAAGAATCGGTAAACTTACCATTATCTACAATGTTGAAAATTGCATCAAACACATTCAACAAAGAATACGAAAACATCAACGAAGCTGAGAAAGAAGAATTAAAATCATTGTTGTCAATGACAAAAGAACAAATTTCAGAAGAGATGAATACTCTAAAAGAATCTGTGGTTTCTAAACTACAAGGTAGTATCAATGAGAGTGAAGACAAAGAACTTCAAGAAAAAATTGGTAAAACCATTGAAAAGATTAACGAAAGTAAAAACGATTTGGTTTCGTTATATAAGTTACGACAACTACACGAGGGGTTATAATTAAAAAAGGGTTTAGTCTTCTAAACCCTTTCTTTTTTCTACATATTTGGCTTTTTGGAGTTGCTTCCTTTTTTTGGTGGTGTCTTTCTCATGATATCGTCCGTCTCGTAAATTATTAAGTTGTTTGGTTTTTATCACCTTATACTTATAATTTTTGAGAGCTCTCTCAATACCACCTTTTTTGTCTACTTTTACTACTAACATACTTGACTATTATAATAAATAGTTTTTTTAAGTCAAATTTTGACTGAAGGGAAAAAGTTTATTATACTTTTATCAACAAATAAACGAGAAGATATATGAAACATATATGAAAAAAGGTAAAAGTTCAAAGTTAAACATCTTTGAAAATGCAAAGTGTAGTTATGGAACTGTAGACGCACAAAACTTAAAATCAATTTACATTTCCATACAATCGTGGGTAGAACCCACAATAGATAGTGACAACTGGAATAGAATAAACGGTAACCTAAATCGTAATATAAAACATAACTTATTAGAATGTGTGGATAACTTAATTTTTGAACTACACAATATCGTAGACTTGGACCTAAGAACAAGTGGTATACAATTGGGTAAAAAGTCATTCATGAATTTGGAGATTACATTGTTCTTAAAAGAACATATGGATTTCAAATCAATCATCCTAAGAGATAGAGTAAAACAAATTTGTAAATCTGTATACAACGACGAGTTGATGTCGTCCGATTATTTTACTCTTTCAAAAACCAAAACGAAAAAGAAGGAATATTTATCTTAAACACCTTTTTCGTGAAAATCAAAATTACAGAATCACAATTAAAGAATTTGAAGAAGGTCATCAGTGAGGGTAACACCGCCATTGATGACCTCAACAATATTATTGACCCATCTGATTTTACTATTAATGAGGATTTTACTGTGGTAACTTTTAGAAATGTTATGTTAGAAGGAGATATGGTGGATAATGATATCTCTGTTAGAGTCGTAATTGATAGAGTTCTATACACTTATGGTGGTGAACAAGACGTGACAGGTTTCGCATTAACGTGGGCAATCAAAGACGTTTATTCAGGAGAAGATTTATCATTAGGGTATGTTATAAATAATGCCGTTTCCCAAGTAATGAATGCCAAATATTCCAAATATATAGGTGTTGAGGTAAGTGAATATGACATCATCATAGAATAATCTCTATTCTCAAGTATTTATAATAAAGATTTATTACAATGAAAATATTAGGTCCAAACGATACAGGTAAAGGAATATTGATTGAATGGGATGCTGGATATGTAAATCCTAACGACAGCCGTAACGCAGAAGTTATCAAAGAATCCTACGGTCAATTAGACCACTCAAAACCTTTTGAGTTCTACGCCGTATTACAAAAATACGACACACCAAATAGAAACGGTCGTGTATACCCTGAAAAGATTTTACGTAGAGAAGCTGAAAGATATGAAGGTGCAATTAATAAAGGTTTATCCATTTCCGAACTTAACCATCCTGAATCGTCTCTAATTGATTTGGACCGTGTATCACACCTAATCACAGATATGTGGTGGGAGGGTAATACTCTTATGGGTAAGTTGAAACTATTAACTTCACCAGGTTTTCACAATAGTGGTGTTGTTTCGTGTCCTGGTGACCAAGCGGCAAACTTAATGAGACAAGGAGTTACTATGGGTGTATCCTCTCGTGGTGTTGGGTCATTAGCTCGTAAGGGTGAAAGAAATGAAGTTCAGGAAGATTTTGAACTTATCTGTTTTGACCTTGTATCATCACCATCTACACCAGGTGCCTATCTATTCCTTAACAAAGACGACAAAAACAAGTATGAAGAGAACTTGGAAGAGGAAAGAAGACCTGAACCTGAAGCAAGATTAGACGGAGGAATGGGTGCGTCTATTGACTTAATGAGAAGATTATCCGATTATTTAGGTAATTAAAAACTTTATAACCATGGATGAGAAATATTTCGTAGCAAAAATTCAGTACGACCTACCTGATGAGAACTCAGGAAAGATTAAAAAAATCAGAGAAGAGAAACTTGTAAGAGGTTACAACGTCACAGAAGTTGAATCAAAGGTAACCAAGAAATTTGAAGGTTTCCCACATGATTGGAGAATCACCGCATGTGCTGAAAGCAAAATTGACGAGGTTTACGAATAACAAAAACCAAACCAAAAAATTTAAGAATCGGAGGGTGACTTCCGATTTTTTTATGCCCGTATATTTCAGATGTGATATTTTTTAACATTTTAGACTATTTATATTATAAGAATTAATAAACATTTGCGCAAAAAGTAAAAAATGGCAAACGAAACTAAAAAATCATTAGTTGAAGAGGCACTACTACAAATGAAAAATTTGGAGGAAGCCGTAACGGAAAACGCAAAAGGAATACTTGCTTCTACTATGAAGGAAGAAATCAGTGAATTAGTAAAAGAATCATTATCTGAAGAGGATGATATGATTGAAGAAGTTGAGATGGAAGAAGGTTCAGAAGATGGAAAAGAGCTAGAAATGGCTGAACAAGAAATGGAACTTGACATTGAAGACTTAGAAGACGAAATGGGTGACATGGAGTCTGATGATTCAGAAATGGAAGACGAAGACGGGGAAATGGACATGGAAGACGTAGAAGATATGTTGGGTATGGACTTACCTGGTGATGAGTTGGAAGTTGATGATGAAGAAGAGGTTCTCTTGCCTCTTGATTTGACGGGAGCATCTGACGAGGAAATCTTAAAGGTTTTCAAGGCTATGGGTGAAGAAGATGGAATCATTATCTCTCAAGATGATGACGAAATTTCACTTAAAGATAACGAAGCTGACGTTGAATACAAAATCCAAATGGAATCTGAAGAAAAGATGAAAGAAATGGGTGAGGAAGTTGAAGAAGAAATGCACGGAGGTGACATGGACGAAGAAATGGACGAAGTTGTTTACGAAATTGAAATGTCTGAAGAGGATGATATGGATGAAGAGTATAAAGAAGGATATCAAAAAGAAGAGATGGAAGAAGGTTATAACGACGACTTAGACGATTCTTTGGGTATGAAAAATGGTAAAGAGTCTGACAAAAAACAATCTTTAGCTGACAGAAGAAAAGAAAGCGAAGGAATGGAAAAAGCAGACGATGAAAGAAAGTACTCTGGTGATAAGAGTATGGACGAAGAAGAAGTGGAAGGTGAAGCTGTTGAAGGTATGATGAGAAGTCACGCTGCTGGACAGGATGCATCATCTGACAAATCTAAAGGTTTACCAAAACCACACTCAGTACCTAACAAAGCACGTTTAGGTGAAGAAGCACAAAAAGAAATTCAACAACTTAGAGAAAAGAATGAAGAGTACCGTAAGGCACTTAACATCTTCAAAGAGAAGTTGAACGAAGTTGCTGTCTTCAATTCTAACTTGGCTTACGCAACTCGTTTATTCACAGAAAATACGACAACGAAGCAAGAGAAAATCAACATCCTTAGAAGATTCGATTCAGTAGAAACATTGAAAGAATCAAAAAGTTTATATAAGACTTTGAAAGAAGAGTTTGATAGCAAGGAGGCTAATACAATTTCAGAATCAGTTTCTGAGAAAGTATCTAAGACTCCTGTTAAAGGTTCATCTGCAAATCTTATTGAAAACAAAACGTATGAAAATCCTCAGTTCATGAGAATGAAGGATTTGATGACGAAAATAATTAAATAAACATATTCCTTAAATATTATTAAAAATGGGAGCATTATTAGAATCAGGTCTTGTTGGTAACATCGGTCTTAAGCACTTGAAAGTTATCAAAGAAGACACAATCAACAAATGGGACAAATTAGGTTTCTTGGACGGATTGAAAGGTCACTTAAAAGAAAACGTGGCACAATTGTACGAAAACCAAGCGTCTCACTTAATCAACGAAGCAGCAAACGCTTCTGACTCAGGTTCATTTGAAACTGTAGTCTTTCCTATCGTTAGAAGAGTATTCTCTAAATTATTAGCTAACGATATCGTATCTGTAC